CATTGTCGGCGTTGCTAATGGTAAGGCTGAGTTTGGACCCAGAGCATTGGGCAATCGTAGTCTTCTTGCTGACCCTCGTGGTCAACAAATGAAAGATGTGGTAAACAAGATTAAGAAGCGACAGGAATTCAGACCGTTCGCTCCTGTTATAATGCAAGAGGATGCACACAAATTTTTTAATGTAGACCGTGATTTTGAGTCGCCGTATATGCAATACATTGTGACCTGCAAGCAGCCAGAGGACTTCCCTGCCATTGTACACATCGACGGGACTAGCAGAGTGCAGACAGTAACGAAAGAGCAACACAGGGGCTTGTATGAGCTCCTGAGGCTATGGAAAAAGCACACCGGCTGTCCTATGCTATTGAATACAAGCCTCAACATTAAGGGTAAGCCAATAGTAAATAACAAGACAGATGCTAAACAATTTGAAGATAGATACAGAGTGAAAGTATTTTAGAAATAAATATAGCTATGAATAACATTGTAAATTTTCCAAAGCAGTATATTAGGACTGCTACAAATGGCTTTAAGATCAATCTCTATACTGAACAAGAGGTTGAGATGGCTCTTTTCTGCGTGAATATCTGGGGTGATGTTACCTATAAAGTAAGCATGAACTCACTTAGAACTTTATCTTCTGAGTATGTCTTGCTTAGTTTAGAGAGAGGATATCGTAGCGGATTATTGTCGGATGAAGCAAAGAGAGTTATAAATAAGATAATAGCAAGTATCGAACCAATTCACTCACCAAAGGAGAAACTGTCTTAGTACCAATCACATCTTTCCATTAACCACAACTAACCAAAAGGGTACCTAATGCCTAAGCGGAAGTCGAATCTTCAGATTGTACACGATGACTCACAACCAGCAAACATTAACAAAAAAAGCGGAGGATGCAAACTTAGAATTGATGATTTAGTAGTAATTGACCCTATGACAGAAATGCAGTCTATTTTCTTTCAGCAGTATAAAAAGGGATCAGCATTTTTACTACACGGTGCGGCAGGCACCGGAAAGACATACATCGCACTATATAAAGCACTAGAAGAAGTGCTTGACCCCGGAAACCCCTACAGAAAAGTAATCATATGTAGGTCAGCAGTCCCTTCCCGAGATATCGGTCACCTTCCTGGAGACCAAGCAGAAAAAACTGAAGTTTATATGCAACCATATATAAGTATGGTTGAGGATCTTTTTCCCGGCAAACAAAACCCGTTTCATCGATTGCAAGAAGGTAAGTCTTTACAGTGGATGATTACATCCTTTGTAAGAGGAATAACCCTTGATAACGCAATTGTATTAGTAGATGAATGTCAGAATATGAATGATATGGAACTCAATTCTATCATGACCAGAATTGGTACTGACAGTAAGGTAATTTTCTGCGGAGATTTTAGGCAGTCTGATCTGTACAAAAATAGAAACGATATGTCAGGTCTACAGAAATTTATGGTCATTGCAGACATGATGAAATCCTTCAACATAATTGAGTTTGGTATTGATGATATCGTCAGGTCTGACATTGTAAAGGAATATTTGTTGGCTAGAATGCAATATGAAGACCAATACTCTTGATATATACTTGATATTTTAACTTAGGTGTAGTATAATTATATTATGTTTAAACATGTAAAAGAACTGAAAGACTTTGCGAGTGACAAAACCGCTCCAGATGGCAGTAGAAAATACTTTACTGAGTCTGGAGCGGCCTACCCCTCTGTAACTACTGTTTTGGGTTACCAAACCAGAGATTCTATTATGCAATGGCGAAAGAGAGTTGGTGAAGAAGAAGCCAATAAGATCAGTCGCCAAGCATCTACCCGCGGCACAAAAATTCACCTTTTGTGCGAAAATTATATAGACAATGAAGAAGTTGATATCAGCAAACTTTCTATGCTGGATTTAGCTATGTGGAATTCGTTTAAACCAGTCCTTTCCCGAATAGATAATATTCATGCGCAGGAGATTGCTTTGTACAGCGACCACCTGAGACTAGCGGGAAGAGTAGATTGTATTGCAGAGTTTGATGGTAAACTCTCCATCATAGATTTTAAAACATCTAGAAAACCTAAAAAGAAAGAATGGATTGATAACTACTTTGCACAAGCGGCTGCATATTCTATCATGTATGAAGAAAGAACAGGAACTCCTATTAACAGGTCTGTCATTCTTATTGCAGTAGAAGATGAAGAGCCTCAAATCTTTATTGACAGAAGAGATAACTATGTGCATCATTTGTTACATGCAAGAGACTTGTATGAAGGTGACCACAAATGAAAAAGCCAAACTTTTTAACGATAGAACCCACTTCTGAGTGTAATGCCAGATGTCCACAGTGTCCTAGAACATACGATACTACACTTGAGACGGATCCGCATCTTGTAATAGATCAGTGGTCAGCGGAAGAATTAAGAAATTTTGTAAATTCTCCTTGGTGCAGTAATATTGTTGCCACACATATTAACGGCAACTATGGGGATATAGTGATGCATTCACAACCAAAAGAATTTATTAAGGTTTTGACGGATAAACATATCCATACCCTCATAAGCACAAACGGAGCCGGCTTGCACAGAACTTTTTGGTCATGGCTAGGCACACAAAAAAATGTATCTGTAGAATTCGCCATAGAAGGTATTGACCAAAAAAGCCACGAAATGTATAGAAGAAAAACACGGCTTGATGTTGTTTTGAAAAATGCTAAAGCCTATATTGAAGCAGGCGGTAAAGCGATATGGTATATGACACTATTTCGTCATAATTATAATCAACTTGCCGCGGCTAAAAAAATGTCAGAGGAGTATGGGTTTAAAGAATTCAAACATAGAAACTCAGAAAGATTTGTATTTAAAGACCTGATTGTATCAGACGGCGGGTACAGATTAGAACCAGCTCCAGGAGTTCCTATAGGCATCAATGAATCTGATGATTTAGGTAATTGGTTTCATAATCCCTCTGTCGCTTCTAAAGATATGTCTTTGTGGGAAGACATGTTAGTCAAAAAAGAAGGTAAGATAAAATGCCATGCAATCAACAAAGAAAATCATTTACACAACATATATCTCTCTGCTGATAAAAAACTTTGGCCCTGTTGTTTCATTCCTAATGAAGTTGATTTAGGATACAAGATAGGACAAATGAATGATTGGATTAGACGCTTTTATGTAGAGCGAGGGTTAGATAGGAACTTTAACAGCCTATTACATCACACACCTGAAGAAATAATGAACACGGGTATACTTGATGAAGTACTCAAATGGGATATGGATGTATGTTACCAAAACTGTGCAGGATGTGGTTGACAAATGCCTGCACATGAGTTAATATATATACTGTATCAGTTGATGAAGCGGACTGAAAGATTGTAGGACGGGGGTGCGATTCCCCCCAGCTCCACCATAAACGAACTCGCAATCTTACATGGGTCTAGTGTTGGGTTGTATTTAGAGATAGACTCCTAAATTTAAGAGTTCGTTTATGATGGGGCTGAACAGGTTCGACTGCGATTGTATAGGACAAGTGGAGACTGATTGACTGGCAAAGTGCCATGTAATAACTGCCAACGATGAGGCATACGCTCTAGCCGCTTAAGGTTAGACGGGGTATGGGTTCCACCTTGTTATCAAACGGACCCATTTTTGACACACAACACACACAAGGAGATAGTTATGTCAAATCCATATGAACTAAGATTCAACATGCTTATGGAAGCAAAGTTAATGCTCGTAGAAGAGTATCACGCAAAGAAAGAACAACTCATAGACAAATACATGGCATTGAAAGATGCCGGTGAGTCGATTGAGTATCCTACCTTACCCGAATATCCTACTTTTGAGGATACTCAGCGGTTATGTAACCAAATGAATTCTTTTGTAAGTAATTCTGGTGGTAAACACTAAGTAGTTTTAAAGGTATGGGCACCACCTTAACGGGCCTCTTAAACTAAGGAGGTTTTATGAGAATTATTTCATACATACTAACTTTAACATTAGGGTTGATAGCAGGCACCAGTTTGTTTGAAAAGGAACCTAATGATGTTAAGACAATTGAAGTTGAATTAGAACTAACTCCTGTTGTAATCGTTGAATCAAACCCTATTGCTCTGGAAAGTGAAATAATCTGTTTAGCAAGAAATATTTATTTTGAGGCTAGAAGTGAGAGCATTACAGGTCAAACCGCGGTTGCAAGTGTTACTCTGAACAGAGTAAAATCCAATAAATTCCCTAACACTATATGTGAAGTTGTACATCAAGCAAAATATTCAAGGTGGTGGAAAGAAAATCACAACAAAGATGTTCCTGTAAGAAATAAATGTCAATTTAGTTGGTACTGTGATGGAAAACCCGATAAAGTATATGACCATAATGCATATAAAGATATTTACACTCTTGCTGAATACATGTATAATGAACAAATAGATAGCACAGATGGTGCAACACACTATCATGCAAATTATGTTTCTCCTGCTTGGTCTAGTCAAATGACAATGGTGGGTGTTGCGGACACACACATTTTTTATAAAGATTATTGAAATGAATCATTATATTGTAACCGGCGGCTGCGGGTTTATCGGCTCACATTTAGTTGAGGCACTGGCAACAATTGAATGCTGTGTTACCGTTGTTGATGATAAAAGAAACGGAACATACATTGTAGATAGTCCGTATGTTCAGTATATGCATTGTGCGGTTGAAGATGTTATTCTAGATACTGTTGGAATTCACGGCGGACTCATGCCAGTTGATGGCATCATACACTTAGCTAATACCCCTAGAGTCAGACTTTCTATGGAAGAGCCTAGAGATGCAATTTTAAATAATATTGTTCCTACTGTGGCTGTGTGTGAGTGGGCTAGAGAATATAAGTGTCCGCTTTATTTTGCTCAAACTTCTAGTAGGCTACACTCTTCACCATATTCAAATCCATATACATTTGGCAAAACTATTGCAGAGGAGAATTTAACTCTCTACAATAAACTTTGGGGTGTACAATCACACTTGTTATATTTTTATAACATCTACGGGCCCAGAGAGGCTGACTATGGACAACACAGCACCGTGATTAGAAGTTTTAAAAATCAGGTGTTAAAAGGAGAACCGCTTCGTATATATGGAAGCGGAAGAAAAGAAAGAGACTTCACTTTTGTGAGTGATGCAATAGCGGGTATCGTAAAGTTACTTCTTACAATACCCGCGAAAAGACCTAAAAACATTCATCTAGGCAAAGGCGATCCTAAATCTATATTACAAATCGCTGAAGCATTTGACCATCCATTCATACACGAATTTGATCGTCTTGGTGAAGCAGAAAAAACTATTTGTAAAACACCCTTTGTAGAAGGTAAATTTGATGTGATAAATTATATTAAACAGTGGAAACTTAATTATGCCCAAACTAGTAGTTGACAACGATATGGAAGACAGATCCACTGTAACGGATGTTTTTCTAATTACTAAACAATTTAAAACTCAAGTAGAGTTTTCTCAATATATCGAAAAGTTAGCTAGTAGGACTGATTCTAGCTTAATCGATATATTAGTAGAGTATTGTGTGAAACAAGAAATAGAAATCGAGTCAGTTAAGAAACTGGTCACTCCCTCACTTAAAGAAAAAATTAAAGTCGAGGCAGAAGACTTAAATCTAATGAAAGAAAAAACAGTGAAGTTGCCGTTTTGATTATTGCTATTACAGGATGTTCAAGTGGTGTGGGAAAAGAATTAGTTAAAATACTAAAACACGAACACCAACTAATTCAACTCACCCGAGATATTATTGACTTAGATTTTCCTGAGAGAATACGCTCATTCGGTAAAGTTGATATGTTAATAAATTGCGCTGGACATGATGTCGGAGGTAAAGTTCCTTTCAGTGAGATGCACTGGAGCTACTGGAGCAGAGTACTAAACACTAACTTGATTAGTGCAATGCGACTCTCACAATTAGCAATACAAGAAAACGAAAATGTCACTGTTGTTAATATCACAAGTACAAATGTAGAAAAATTCTATCCGGGTGATTTGGCATATAGTCTCAGTAAAAAGGCTTTACAAATTTTCGGTGATATGTTAAGATATGAACACCCAAGCGTTACAGTTAAAGAAGTTATTTTAGGACTAACCAAAACAAACTTCAATGCAAATAGACACAAAGAAAAACACAAGCCAATGGATGACTTGTATGCAATGGATCATCTAGTTCCTGAAGAGGTTGCTAGTATGATTGCAGAGTTTATTTTTAGTGAGAACAAGAGAATTAGGATAGCACCTTGAATAATCGTTATGGTTGGCAACTATATCATTGGCACATTGAGATCAGTGCAAAGTGTACATTGAAATGTCCACGATGCCCTAGAACAGAACTGCCTGCGACCTCTTGGACTAATGATGAATTCACTTTACAAGAATTCAGCCAAGCATTCACGCCTCAGTTTATAAAAGAAAATGTCAAGCGGTTTACCTTCTGCGGAGACATTGGTGACCCTATCTATTGCAAAGATTTCTTGTTGATATGCGAATACATCAAAAACATATTACCTACATGCCATATTTTTATTATTACAAATGGCTCATATAAGAAAAAGACTTGGTGGGAAGAACTTGCTACGATTCTCAATGAATATGATACAGTAAATTTTAGTGTTGATGGATACGACCAAGAAACTAACAACATGTATCGTGTGAATTCTAATTGGGATAGTATCATGCAAGGCATGTCTGTGATGGGACACGATTCCGATGCGTTTGTAGTTTGGGCGTCAATATATTTCAAATTCAATCAATTGCATCAGAACAAGATTAAAGATATTGCACAGATAAATGGATGTGATTCTGTGCAGTGGACTAAGAGTACAAAGTTTGCAAGTAAGTATGATACATATGGACCCTACGATCACTTAGAACCGGATGAGCAGTATATAAGCAAAACAAATAGGTATGAAAGAAGTGTAGTTCCGATTTCAGATAGAGTGCAGCCTATCAATGATTACATGCAAACAAATATCACAAAATACAATGAAACGAAGCCACATGGTAACATTCTTCCGTTATGTCTAGTAGGCAATCGAGGAATGTATCTGAGTGCTGATGGTACATTACACCCTTGCAGTTGGACTTCATTTCCTTACATTGCAATGAGTGATGGAGAGAAGACAATTAACTACAAAGATAGTTTCTTTGCAATGTACAGAGACCAACTATCAGTGAAGACTAATACAATAGAAAATGTATTGAACCATGACTTGTGGGAAAAGCTATTTTCTAGTTGGAAGAACAGCCCTTGGGTTGAGTGTAGTCTGAAATGTAAAAAGAATTATGTCGATTATGATTATGCAGTTGGATACGAGACAAACTAATGGAACCTTTTGAAGTATATCGTTTATACTTAGCACTTAAACTTCACTTCACAAAAAAAGATTATGACATAACAAAAACAAAAGGCGCAGTTAGAGCTAGTCAAAAAACATTTATGAAGCGAAAAGACTTGACTAGTCTCAGAAAAATTGCGAGGGACTACACCCGAAAAGAAGCAATTGACTTCCTTGTCGCAAATTTTGTTTCGGGTGATAGGTGGGGTGGTCTGTTTGACTTGGAAGCAAAAGAAAGATATACTCTGTGGCTAAAAAATAGGCAATCTTTTGCATATAAATTTGAACAAGACATCGCCAAAATAGATTATGAAATGGAGAAGGAAGAATTGCAGTCTCCATTTGAAGCCAAAGAAGGCCGACACCCATTGGTGTTTAGGCTTTATTTTGGTAAAATGATTTCTTTAGAAACGCTTGTAGTACTTGACAAATTCTACAATTATGTTACTATAGAGAATGATGATATCTTTTTACAAGACACTAGTATGTTGATTAAAAAATATCGTCCATTTGTCCAAATCAGTGATAGAATTAGAATCACTGGTGAAAGGCATTATAAATAGTAGTGTCCGCTGATATAGGACAATACACAAAAATACAACGCTTATACGGAGAAACAAATATGTCGTTTAATTCACTTTCAGACTTGCGCAAGGCAAGAGGCTCCTTCGATAACTTAATGAAGGAAGTCGAAAAGATCGATTCCCCTAAACAACAAGGCAATAACGATAGCAATGAATGGAAGCTGTCAGTAGATTCTGCTGGCAATGGATATGCAATCATTCGTTTTCTTGCTCCCCCTAAAGGAGAAGAACTTCCTTGGGTTCGTATGTGGAATCATGGCTTTCAAGGTCCCACGGGTAAGTGGTACATTGAAAATTCTCTCACAACTATGGGTCAGCCTGATCCTGTGTCTGAACTAAACAGCGAGTTGTGGAACAGTGGTGTAGAAGCAAACAAAGATATTGCACGAAAGCAAAAGCGCCGTTTGTCTTACTATGCTAACATTCTTGTAATCAAGGATCCTGCTAACCCTCAGAATGAAGGTCAGGTAATGCTTTACAAGTTTGGTAAGAAAATCTTTGATAAGATTAAAGATGTCATGCAACCAGAGTTTGAAGATGAAACTCCAGTAAATCCGTTTGATTTCTGGGAAGGTTCTAACTTCAAGTTGAAGGCAAGACAAGTTGAGGGATATCGTAACTATGATAAGTCTGAATTTGAGTCTTCTCCAAGTGCTGTTGCAAACAGCGATGAAGAGATTGAAGCAATCTGGGGTAAGCAACACTCACTGGCTGAGATGGTTGATCCTAAGAACTTCAAAACTTATGATGAGTTGAAAGCTAAACTTAATCAGGTTCTTACTGGTGGTGCAAGAGTTACTACAGCAGAAACTATCGCTTCTCAATCAGGTGATGATGATGTTGAAGACTTGCTTGCTGTTAAATCTGCTACATCTAATGTGTCAGTCAAGTCTAATGCTGATGAAGAAGATACAATGAGTTATTTTGCCGCGTTGGCTGAAGATGACTAATTAATATTAGTAGTCTGAGAAGGGGGACATATGTCCCCCTTTTTTTATATGTTAATAATCATTACCAAGCATACCAATCATTCTTACGCCTGATCTTGTTTCTGGTCCTATAGTTTTAGGCATAGATACAACTACATTAATATCCGGCTGTGGTTGTGGGGCAGGAGCAGGGGCTTGTACGACAACAGGCGCAGTCGCACCAGGAGCTGTTGCGTTATTTGCATCATCTGTTGCATTCTCTACTACAGAAGCATTCGTATTTCCAGAGAGACCCTCTCCGTAACCCGCTTCGATGTCGGTATTGATTTCGGCTTGCTCTCTTGCTTGTCTTGCTTTCTGATTTAAACTAATCACTTGATCGGGAGTGGCATTTGGATCGCTTGCCAGCCGCTCATAAAATTTCGCCCTGTCTTCAGGGCTTCCCAGGGAGCCGTCTTCTCCTGCTTTTCCAGCTTCATATGCCGCTTCGATTTCTTCAATAGGAACAGGTTCACCAGCATCAACAACCATTTCGCTAGGATCATCAAGCAGGCCTGTATTCATTCGATCTTGTTGAGCTTCATATTCTTCTCTTGATACTTCTTCGCCGTCTATCTCATAAGATCGGTCTACATTACCGGTTGCAAAGTCACCTTCGATAACGCCTTGTTCTATCAACGCCTCTTTGTCACCAAGTACACCGCCAGTATTTAATATTTCCATCGTGACATCTTTTCTAGCCCTTGCATTTTGCGTGTTTAACTTACGGTTATACATAGAATCTGATTTTTCTTTCCCTTCGTTCTTCTGTATAAACTCTTCACGGTATTGTTGGGTTCTGTTCTGCACTTCTTCATCAAATGCTCGTTTTTGTTCTCGGGACATATTTGCATGGACAAGTGAACCAGATTGTTCACGGGTTTCTCGCATCGACTGTTCGTTTGCCATTGCTTTTCTTGCTTCTAGTTGCTGTGGTGTGCCTCCAAATTTTGCACCGAATTCTGCGTCTAATCTTCTTTTCTTCGCTATTTTTATTGACTCACTCATATCCGAGTTATTAATTTCTTCTAATCGAGTGTCATACTCTTTCACATCACCTGGTCCCATTTGCATAGGATTATCGGAAGAATAACTAGCAGTAAAGGTGTCAATATTGACACCTATGGTTTCAGCTTCTTCTTGATTGTTTTGTATAGCTTTAACTAGTGCCGCATTAGCGATTGCGTCAATATCGTTCTCAGAAAGCTCCTCAGGCTGTTTTCCGGTAGATTCCATCATCATAGACTCGATTTCAGTGGCTTCTGATTTTATTTTTGCCACTAACTCGTCACCGCCTGGATTGTCAGCTATTTTATCTAAGTACTCATTTGCAAGCGTATTTGATTCCTTGAGGTCTTCTTCACTTACTGGAATTGCATCTGCAATTGCTTCACCTGCCGCACCACCTGCCGCACTGCCGGCAAAATATCCAATGGCGCCACCTACTATGCCACCAATAAGAGTCCCAACAACAGGGATAGCAGAGCCAACAGCCGCGCCGACAGCCGCCCCAGCCAGCGCACCACCTGCACCGCCTGCTCCACTGCCGATAGCCTCACCTTTTCTTGATTGCGCCTCTTCAGCGGATATTTCTAATCCTTCTAAGTCTCTCTCAGCCCCCATCGCTCCGGAGACCGCTTCATATGCACCTAAACCAACCCCAAGCCCAGCACCACCAAGACCCCTAGCAACTCCGCCAGCACCTCTCAGTAGACTACCGCCGGCTGATTTGGCGCCTTTCATCAGACTACCTGCTTTATTTTTACCAGCGGCAAAAAGATCCTTGCCTTTCATCATAATACCAGTTGCTAATGCTCCTGAGAAAAACCCAGGCCCAGAGTCAGATTCTCCTCCACCGCCTCCTCCACTACCAACACCTTTCTTGAGCAATGCAATCACGCTGTCGCCCTGCATTTTTGTCATTGCAGGTTCTTGCTTTCGTAGTGTGGCGAGTATTTGTTTGGAGACTGATAATTGATCTTTGCCGCTTTTATCTAACTCTCTGAATTCAGGGTCTGATTTACTTTCCTCCTGAATAGCTTTTATATCTGCGACATCTGCCTGTATTTGCTTTAGCTCGGGACTAACCCCGACTTCTTGACTTGTGTTAGCGGATCCTTTCTGTTTTCCGCCACCGTAGCCTCTTATACGGTCTCTTTCTTCAGTGCTACTGAACATCTTGCCCATTTTACTATCAGCACCAAAAAAGTTAGCCGGAGAGAAAGTCTCCTTCATAATGTTACCGAAGCCTTTCGTATCTCGGTTTACGCGGAGACTATCTTTTATCATTCCGATAGACTCTTCAACGAATCTATCTTTGGTGCTTCTAGTATCTTCAGCCATTATCGTTTAGCCTTTGCCTTTTCTGCTTTATTTTTTAAATGTTCTATTAGCATAGCGATGTAAACTTGCCTTTCCCACGGCATCCAATTTTCAACTTCAGTCAATGAGTATTTATGTTCTTGCATTAATAAAAAATTGGTCTTAAAATAATTTTGAAGATTATCATGGGAAAGGCTCATGCGAAAAAATTTTGATAGCCATTAAAGTCCATATAATTAGGACGGTCACATTTACTACATTTAAAATTAACACTGTACTCTAGTGTAGGCATTGTTTCAAAGAATTTTCTAATATTGGTAAATTGCTCAATTGTCAAATTTTCTACCCAATTTTTTCTTTCTTCATCTGAAGATTCATATGCATTAAAAATTTCATCGTCTTGATATACAATGTGAACACACTGCGAAACCACTGCATATAATTGCTCTGAATTTTCACTGTCCAACAATTTCTGCACTTCAAATGCAGTTGGGTACTTCATGTCAACAAACATCGTATCATCTAATTTTATTTTACTCGAATGATCTTTGTGCGTAGATATCTTTATTTCAGTCAAATCGATAGTGTGATTATGAGAAGTCCCGCAACCTCCACATGACAGACCCAGCTGAATCTTGCTGCCTATAGATTGGCTTCTAAGATCCATGAAAATTTTCTGCAATGAAAATATAGGCAATTTCTCACCATCAATTTCTCCAAATGAGCAATTAGTAACAATTTGTTGGGTTGCTCTAATCATGTCATCTTGCTCACCTGATTCATTGGCAAGCACAAGAAGTTTTTCTTCTTTTACAAGAAACGGTCTAAACTTCTTGATTTCTTTTGTGTGAGGTATTTCAATTTCAAATGTAGGGGTGTCGATTGATGGTAATGCCATTATATTCTCCAATAATTAAATTCTTCGTCCGCGGG